TATAAATGGATTATTAGAGTATATCTGGCAAATATCAGAAGGTAATACAATGATGAGAAGAGTTGTTGATGATTACTATGTAACTGGTATGGGAGCAGCTTTGGTCTACGTAGACCCAATGATGGATATGGGAAAAGGTGAGGTTTGTATTCACGATGTAGACCCCCTTGATATTTATATAGACCCCAATTCTAGACATCCATTTGCAGATGATGCAGAGAATGTTATTATATCAAGGCTTTATACAAAAGACCAAGCAAAGGCTTTGTACCCTATGTACGAAAAAGCCATAAAGAATGCATCTACAGAAACCCATCAAACAGATAGACCAGTAACAGGTCGTGAAGATGATGGTCAAATGAGTTTCCCAGAAGAACCAGGAACTCAAACAATAGTTAATTTTGGTGAAAGCGATGAATACATTAGAGGATATGAGAGATACTATCCTTTAATGGTTGATTACTATAGAGTTTTTGAGTCGTTTACTGGAGATGAAGATTTACTTGACGAAGAAGAATACAAAGAATATTTACAGCAACCAGCTTGGGTAATTAATGGAAGCATTATAACAGAAGCTGAACAAGCTAAATTATTGATACAGCAAGTAAAACAGCAGTATGAGCAACAATTAGCTCAAGGAAGGCAAGAAGGAAACTTAGAGCTTCCAGAAGAACCTCAAATAGAACAAATTACATTTGCTGATTTACTAGACAATGAAATGATAGACGTTGTGGTAGTCCCAACAAAAAGAATTAAACAATGCGTAATTATGGGCGATAAGCATCTTTATTCTCGTATCCTCCCTATAGATAAGTACCCTATTGTATTCTTTATGAATCAGCATACCAGAACACCCTATCCTATGTCAGATGTTCGTATGGTTAAAGGTATGCAGGAGTACATCAATAAAACGAGAAGTCTTATTATCGCCCATGCTACTACTAGTACAAATACAAAGATTTTAATACCATCAGGTTCGGTAGATATGAGGGAGTTCGAGCAGAAATGGGCCCAGCCTGGAGTAGCCATCGAGGTTGATTTTGATCAAGGGCAGCCAACACCAGTTCAGCCAACTCCCTTACCGAACGAGCTTTACTCAAACGAGAACACAGCTAAGAATGATATTGACCATCAATTAGGTCTTTACGAAATGACCATGGGTAATTCAGCTGTAGCTCCACACACATACAAAGCTACAGTTAGTCTTGATGAATTTGGTCAGCGAAAAATGAAAAGTAAGTTAGCTGATATTGAAGCTGGTCTTAATAGACTTGGCCAAATAGCAATCCCCATAATGCAACAACTATATAGTACAGAAAAGATTGTAAGATTATTACAACCTAATAATAGTATAAATGAGTATGTTATAAACAAGAGATTATTTGATGATAAGACTCAAGAGATTAAAGTATTAAACGATATAACTATTGGAAAGTACGATGTTGTTGTAGTTACGGGATCTACTCTACCCACAAATAGGATGGCACAACTTGAAATGTATATGGATGCTTATGAAAAAGGTATTATTGATAAGCAAGAAGTTTTAAAGAAAACAGAGGTCTTCGATATGGAAGGCGTTATGCAAAGAACAGATTTGATACAGCAGTTGCAAGGTCAATTAGAGCAAGCAACAGAGACTATCAAAAGTATGCAAGGTGACTTGCAGACAAGAGAGCGTGAAATTTATCACGCCAAAATGAAAGCCGAAATCGAAAAAACGAAGTCTAATTTGAAGGGAACTGAAAATAGGGCTAAAATGTCTGGCACTCTATTCGAGAAACGCCTAGATGACGCTTTAGGGCAAGTTAAAAAAGAGGTAGCGGAAGCTTCCTCAAAACCAGGTTCACCTTCTTCACGCCCTAAGAAGAAGCAACCTAAAAAATAGGAGATATTATGGCAGAAGCAATACCAGTAGATACTCCTGAACAACCTGAGGTTCATTCAGTTGATCCCCAGGATCAGGACTCTATAGTAGATGACGTCATATTAGGTGGAGATGCAGATTCTTTTACGGAAGCCTTTGAAGGGGATAGTGATGGAGAGGCTGTAAGCCCTCAACTACCTGAAGAAGTACCATCTGTAGAAGTTAATCAGAATAATGATGAAGTAAGATACCAATACTGGCAATCACAGGCTGATAAGTTGAAGAATGAGCGTGATCAGTTGCAGCAACAGTTTAATACTTTAGCTACGCAACAACAGCAAGTTCCTCAGCAACAAGAAGCTGAACCAGTAGAGGAACCTGAACCAGATTTTCCAGATCCACCAGAGAAGCCACAACAACCTTATAATTTTTCATTAGATGAAGCAATGTCTGACCCATCATCTGAAAGTGCTAGATTTGTTCAGGAAGAGCAATCTTGGCGTGATCAAATGGATGAGTATAAGAATATGCAGTTTGATTATCAAATGGCTATGATGAAAGATGAGCGTGAACAGTTACGCAATGAACGTCAAGCCGATATTCAGCGTCGTGAAGCAGAGGCTCAGCAGGCAGAACAAGTAAACAGTGTTAAATCTCATGTTATGAATCAATATAAAGTTGATTCACAAACAGCGGAAGACTTTGTTAGAGTTATGTCTGACCCGCAGTCAATTAATCTCGATAATCTTTGGAGATTATATGCATCGGATAAAGGGTATGCAACCCCTCAGCAACCAGCGACTCCCTCAGGGGAATTTCAGCAGGTGAAAAGGGCACAGCAAGTACCTCCTTCGATGGGTGTTATGCCTTCTCAAAATAGACAGAACGAGGGTTCTATAGAAGATAAGATCATGGACAGTATGATAACTGACTATGGTAAGCAAAACCCTTGGGACTAAACGGAAACTAATTGGAGTTATAAATGGCAAACGTATATAGCATATCCAGCGGTGCTGGAATGAAGTCATCTTCAGTTGATCATTCAAGACGGATGTTCAACTTTGGAGAACGTGTTGCTGAACTCGCTCCAAAGCAGTCTCCATTCTTTACATATTTGTCTAAAGTAGCGAAAAAGCCTACTGATGATCCTGTTTTTAAATTTTTAGAACAGCGTCATCAATGGCAGCGTCGTAATTTTCAAGTGAAGACAGCAAAAGTAACTGGTGCATATAACGCTAGTAGTTATACTGGTTATAATATTACTGATCTTCAAGTTGAATGTCTTTATGACGAATATGGTAGAGTTGTAACTACAGCTACACAACCTAAGTTCTTACTAAAAGATCAAATGGTTGCTATTGGCTGTGAGTATGATGCAGATGGTAGTGATGGTAGTGATGTTGCTGCGGTTGCTTATTATAAAATAAGTGCTAACCCAGATACTTCTACTAATGCTGCTTATACGCAGATTACTGCAACTTTTATCAAGGTCGTATATGTACCTACTAGTTCTAACTCTGGTGTAATTACTACTCCAGCAGATGCTAGTAAGTTACGTATTGACGCTGGTAAACTAGGTCAAGTTGTTGGTTCAGCTTTTGCTGAAGGTTCAACTGATCCCGAAGGATGGAAAGACGAGTTTTACGATAGAGAAGGTTATACGCAGATTTTTAAAACTGCAATCTCTTTATTTAGTGGAACTTCATTAGCTACTCGCTATCGTGGTGTATCTAATGAGTACAAGCGAGTCTGGCAAGAAAAGTTAATGGAACACAAAATGGATTTAGAACACGCAATGTTGTTTGGTATTGGATCAGATGATTCTACCGCAACAGGGCCTGTTAGACGTTCATGGGGAATCGTACCTTACACAGAAGCTTATGGTAAAATTAAACACTTTACTTATTCTGGTTCGGATTACGATGACATTATTGATGCAATGGAAGATGTTTTCTCACCTGAATCAGGTAATAGTGGAAACAAACTTGTACTTGCGTCACGTAAGGTCTTAAGTTACTTTAACAAGCTTGGCGGAAACTCTTTCTTAGGAAACACAATGGCACTTGGACACACAGCTACAACTAGCGGTGGTTCAAATGGTTATGGCATGGACATACAGAACGTTAAAGGTTCTTTTGGACATAATGTAACTAAAGTAAATACTCTTTATGGGGATTTACATCTTGTCGAACAGCCTCTATTTAGAGGTATGTGGGAAGACTATGCTGTCATGGTTGACCTTAAGAATGTGGCTTATCGCCCGTTAGCTGCTAATGGCACGTCGAGAGACACGCACATTATCACTAACGTACAAAATAACAATGTGGATGGAAGGAAAGATATGGTCATGACCGAAGCTGGTCTTGAGATTTCTTTACCTGAAACTCACACCTTGTTAAAGTTCGCATAATTCAGTAATTTAAGGGGGGCTTTTTAGCCCCCCAC